ACTTGCAACCCATTTAGGATATAGAGTTATGTTTTCAGTAATAGGCGTGTTTGCAAAGTCAAACACGTTACCCCAAGTATCGTTTACACTATCGTATGAATCGTACCAGTTTTCTACTGCTAGATAAGCATTTTGCGTATTGTTGTAGTTGATTGGATTATATGGTTTAGTTGCGTATCCGCCACTAGCTACTGTTTGAGATGTTACTGCTTCAGCATCTTCGCCATCTGGGACATTAGTTACATCAAAAGATACTGTGTAAGTAGTTGGTACTGGTTGCTCAGCCGACCACTTTGCATATATTGTTGTATCAGCACCTATTGCTGTATTCTCAAAATCAAACTCTGTTGCGTAGGTAGTGTCTGTGTACCAGCCGTCTAGTACATAACCCGTATTTGTTGGTGCTGGATCTGGTTCGGTAGCATAACTACCATCTTCAACTGTTTGACTTGGTACTGTTGTTGCTCCAGAACCGTTTGGAACGTTTACTGTTTCAAAAGAAACCGTCCATTCCTCAACAGGTGGAACTATCTCGTCCCATTTTGCATAAATAGTTGTATCAGTTTCTATTGCTGTATTTGCAAAATCGAACTCGGTATCATACTCTGTACTTGTATACCAACCTCCGAATGTGTAACCATCATTCGTAGGTTCTGCTGGTTCTGTTGCATGCCCACCGTCTTGTACGGTTTGACTTGCGACACTTGAAGCACCACTGCCGTCTGGAACATTTACGGTTTCAAATGATACCGTGTGTGTTGTTACAGGAACGGGAGGATCTACTCTCCCCTTCTTAGGGTTTCATAAATCTGTATGTTCCTGCTGCTTCGTTTACGCTGATTACTAGCTTTGTGTAATCAATGATTGTACCAATAGTTGGTTTCTCTTCATAAGGTTCTTCGTAGATTGATGTTGGATCAATGTCTAGTAAGATATGTCCTTTCTCAATCTTGTCGCCACCGCCTATGCAAACACCAACGATATTACCTGTTGGTTCGCCACTTACTTTTTGTGCTTTGCCTTCTACAATCTCGTAGAAAGCACCTTCTTCAACTTCTTCACCAGTTTTAAGTGGGAAGTGTATGATTGCTTCACTTGTGTTTGTTTTAAACATTGTTTTTTCCTCCTTATTTCTTATATTTTTTGTTAGCTTCCAAGATTTGGCTCATTGATAACGCACCAGAACGCTCTTTAACCTCTTCAGCAGATTTGCCGATAAGATGTGCAATCTCCGTTTCTCTGCTTGAATATGTAGGCTTTTTCTCGCTTCCTGCACTTGCACCGTCGACAAAACCTTGGCTTGCTCTTTCCTTGCTTTGCTTTTCAGCTTCTTCTGTGGCTTTCTTGTCTTCCACAGATGAAAACTTATCTTTACCAACAATAGCCCAATAAGCTTGCTCAGCAGATAGTCCCGTCTTTTTCATTAGTTTTCTTATCTCTTCGCCGTGTTCTTCCACGTCACGATACGTTGAATCACGTTTTAACTCCATGATTTCTCTCTCGGTTTCTCGCTTTGCCGCTTTTACTTGGTTCTTAGCTTGCGTTTTGCCAAAGGCATTCATTAAGTCCTCGATAGTTTCATCAGAGAACTCGCTCTTGCTGTTCTTCAAAACATTCCTGATTGAATCTTCAGCACTTTTTATGTCCTCTTCTTCTTCCTTCTCGTTATCCTTAATGCGTTGCTCTAGGTTCTTTCTCTTGCTACGTTCCTCGTTTAGTGCTTTTGTTAGCTGCTCTACTTTCTCAGATGTTGTATCTTTCTCAGGCTCTGTTACCTCAGTTTCCACAACCTCTTGCTCTAAGTTTTCATTATCTTCCATAGTGTCCTCCTTGTTTTATTTAGCCAGCTGTATTCTCAGCTCGAATTTATTTTATTTAGCCAGCTGTTTCTTTCAGCTCGAATTGGTGGGCTTGTTTGGCTCATGCACCTCTAAACCCATATAAAAAGGAGCAACGTCTTGTTGCCCCTCAGAAGGAATAATAATATGAGCGAACTCAATTAGCTTCTCTTAATTTCTTTATTAAATCTTCTCTCTTGATGTTCCCCTTGATGCCTTTTTCTCTCGCTATCGCTTTTAGCTCGTCATATCTCATGTCTTCGTAGTTTTTGTCTACATAAACTGTTTCTTCGCTATCGTCGACAAACGAGGTTGGCTTTAAATCGGTTTTTTTGGCTTCGGTAATATCTTTTACCACCTCTAAATCAAATAGGTTCAAGCTTTGGTTCACGTTCCTTGAGAAGTATCCCTTTAGCTCTCTTCCGCATTCGCACGTCTTATATCCGTACATATCTATTCGACCACCATAAAAGCCCTTATCGAAGTTCGGTTCGTATCTATCGAACCTCACATCTCTTAGATCTTTTCCACATAAACAACTTGTCTTATTTAATAGCATTGTAATTACCTCCACTTCTTTGCTCTTCCATTCTTCCTAACGCTTTAGGACTTGCTGCTCCACCGTTAAACACGTCCCTCGATTGTCCCATTGGGATATCCACTTGGTTTCCTTCAGCTGTTCCTGGGGCATATCCCTCTTCTACCTCTGGTGCTGGAAGACCAACATATTCCTCAAGCTTCTCTCTGTATTCGTTTACGTCCATTGCTTTATTAGCATACGTTTCCTTAATGATGTTATACATAAGCGACTTGTTCTTTGGTAAGCCTGCTCCAATTGATACGCTCATTAGCACACGTATCTTTCTGTAAGAACCCTCTTTTTCCATATATAGAGGAACTTCTTTATCTGGATTCATCTTCTTAAACGCATTCGTATATATATCGTCTACTGGTATCATTTGAGGTATCTTCTTTAGCATCGACGGATTGAAGTAGTCATATTCGTTCTCGCCTATCTCAAAAAACATGTCTTTATCCCAGAACTCTATCGCAAGCTCTATACAATACATCATCATATCAGCCAAGACAAGTTGAAGAACTGTCTTAAACGCATCAGTTGCTTTCATGGCGTTTTGTTGGATAGCTAAGCTCTCTGTCGCTGTGTCTACTCCGTGTTCCTTTATGCCAGCTTGCTGGTCTGATACACGTGAAACAATGCCTCTCTCAATGGTTAATGCTTGGTTTCTCCTGTCTATAATGTATTGTGCCATTGGAGGTGGATTCAAGTAGCTTAGTCCGTTAGCCACGTTCGTTGGAACGGTCTGCCCTTCCGAATTGTCTATCTTCTCTGGATCTATTCCTGAAGAGGTTAGAACCAACTTGATTGGATTACCTGTTAATCTTGCATTAGCAGTTATCGCATTGTCTATCTCGTCTATTGTGTCTTGAACTGGATAAAGTAAAGAAGCATTCGTCTTGCCCCATATAGAATTTTCTCTCTCCATATCGTTAAATACCCAGTAAGGATAACGAACTTCGTCCATCTCTGGAAATACGTCAATGTCATGCTCCTCTTCATAATTCATGCTGTCTTTTAATATAACCCCGCAACCACTACATTGTATTAGTCTTAGCCTTTGCTTGCCTTTTTTGTCTGTGTACTTGCACCAATATAGAATATGCAAGTAGCTCTCTCCTGTTGTGTCTATCGTGTCGCTCGTTAGTCTGCTTAAATTATCAATATACGGCCTAAACTCTGGTAATATTGCACTCGCTTTCTCCATGCCGAATGTCTGCTCAGCCCAGTACAAGCTCGCCTTGAATACCTCTATAAAGTATCTTCCTTTGTGTATGTCATCAACATTCGATATAGAAGCGTCTGGAAACACGTTAGCAGGTGAAACTGATGTTATCTCAGGGCAACCTGCTCCGTCTAGCATCTTTGGATTAAACAATACTCTAAACCATCCGCTACCAAACTTTAGGCATCTCCTTGTTGCTCTTTGAATCTTCTTCGGCATATCATTAGCGTCTAGTATCTTGTCGCCTATTCTTCTTATCTTAACCATGTAAGGCTCATCTGATGGATCGTATGCTCGTGGCTCTAGGTCGATGTTCTGATCCATTATATCTGCTACTCTTGTTTCTACATTCGTGTTGATGATGTTCGTGTTTGCTTGTGCGTCTACTGCTTTGTTATAGAACTCACCACTCCAGTATGCTTCTGCTATCTCCATGTCCTTAAACACGCCTAACGTACTTTTAGCTTCGTATGATTGCCTGAAATGGTCTAGGATCGTTTGGCCTGTCTTTCTTTCCTCTTCTGTCATAACCTCTGTTCTGTAATTCATGAACGATTGTCTGTTTGTCTTCTTAGAATGCTCAAAGTAATCTCTCCTACGTTCAGCTGCATCACTTGCTATCTTCATCTCTTCCGATTTCAATTCTATTCACCACCTTACTATTATTCTTGAATGACCTGTATAAATTGCTATTCTCGTCCTTGTACTTCTCGTACGAAGACATTGGATCTGATATACTGCTTATATTCTTTGGTGCTTCTCTTGTGTATACTTCTTGCTTACTTGCTTTGTATTCCTTTATCGCTTCAATTGTGAAGTATCCCATGATTACACCAAAATATGCTCCTAAAAATGAACTTATAAACGTCATAATTACCTCCTTGATAATCTAGTAGTTTTCTTTGGAACGTATCCATTAGGTTTAAAATCTTCTAGCTCCGACTCGCTCCAGTAATGTAAATCTATCTTTTCTACTGGTGTCTTGGCGTTGTTCGTGAAGTTTACGCAGAAATACCTCAAGGCATCGCAGATGTGTGTTAAATAATGTGGCTCAACTGCTACATCATTTATGTTCTTCTCATCTTTTTGCACTTGAGGTAAGTATTTTGGTAAGTATTTGCATGTGTTAAATATCTTTAGCCTGCTTGTGTATTTCTTCTCGCCTGTTTCTATATCTCTTGTTTCTATCACCTTTAACCACTCTTTGGTTGCCAACCAGCCGTCTATTCTGCTTACTGATGTTTCTACTAGTGGCATACCATTCTCTGCGAATATATCAGCTACGCTTTTGCCTGTTTCTTGTCTTCTGTTCCATAAATCTCTTGGTGCGTATATGCACTCGTACTTGTCACCGTTATTCAGCTTCTTTATCTCCTGTGCTGCTTCTGATATGATCATGTCTGATTTGTGTAGCTCTCTGTATACAAATGCGTTTCCTTCAGTATCTCTCGCAAACCACAATACGGCTGTCATATCCAAACCGTAGTCCATAGCGATATATCTCTTCCAGTGATCTGGAATCTCAAACGGCTCTACAATATGTATCTGCTTGTTGAACTCATTAAAATATCGTCCTTGTGGCATTCCTGGTATTCCAAGGCCAGTTGTTTTGTAGTCCTCGTAGTCTTCTCTCTTTAGCTTCTCAAATCTTGCTCTATCTTTTAAGCTCAAAAACTCGTTTAGCTTGTAATTGGTTATCATTAGTAATTGTGTTACTTCTATCTTAATCATCTCGCCGTTGTACTCGATTTCCTCTTCGTCACGGCAGATAAGCTCTTGCTTTCCTTTTTCTAATAGGATCTGTTCGTTTGGTGTTAGCTTGTCTGTTATCTTTTTTACGATGAAGTGTTCTTCAGCCCACGGATTGAATGATGCAACACTCTGATTGAAATATCCCTCTGGAAGCTCACCTCTTAATGACATTCTTACTTTGTCATACGTGTCTTTTTCTTCCATCTCAAACGCTTCCTCAAACCATGACCAGCATAATACAAGGTACGGATTGTCTAGCGAAATAGAAGCAATCTTCATCCAATCGTCTAGTCCTCTAAATAGTATCTTTTGGCCTGTTATCTTGTTTGTTGCTTCTAGTGGGCTTTTTGTGAACTCCCACTCACCGTCCAGATGTAATCTCTGTGAAGCCCATTTTAAATCAGCCCACACACTATCTCTCATCGTATTACCAAATGCTCTCATGGCTAGTAAACAAGCTCTTGGATATTTCTTCAGTAATGCCATCCATCTTAAAGCGATTGTCTTGGATTTCTTACTACTCTTTGAACCTTCCATGATGACTTCATCGCCTTTGAAGTTCCAAAACGTGGCATATCCTTTTCCAACAATCTCTTGCATGCTTAAATCACTCACGCACATCATCTACTATCGTAACTTTTATTCCACCAGCAGCAATATCTTTCTTGTCTACAAATGTTCCATATCGCTTTCCTAGTAGCTCAGCAGACTTAATTCTGTCTTGCAAAGAAGCATCTAGTCCAAATGCGTCTTTTTCTGTGCCGTTCATAACGCCTGTCAAGAACTCTAAAACCTCTTTTTGTGACGCTATTTTATCGCTTTTAAATCCCTGCATTTTCCATTTTATGAAGCGGTCAAGTTTCGCTAAGTTCTCGCATCCTATCTGTTTTGCTGTCTTCTCGCTGTAACCAGCTTCGGCTGCTGCTTTTTTAGCGTCTGCGTATTCGATGTAGTTGTCTATGAAACGCTTCTGCTTTTCTGAGAGAGCTTCGTATGCTTTTGACATCTCTTCGTCATTCATATCATTCATCTGCTTCACTTCCTATCTTTTTATAATAATCAGCCAACTGTCTAGTTAAGTTAGCTTTGTTGCAACCACTCCATACGTCAACCCATTTTTCCACCTTTTCGCCTTTCTTGTTTTCGGCAGTTATTCTTTCAGAAAAGGTGTAAGCTGTAACCCATTTGTTTAACTTGTATGAATAAAACATTCTTGAATCTAGTCTTACGTCACGTCCTTTTTGTCTTATTCCTATAAGT